TCGGTGCCGGAGGCAAGGCTCTGGCCGTAGATGATGATCTGCGCATAGTCGCAGCCAGCCACGTCCGCATAGTTCACGCAGCCCATGCGGCTGGGCGTGTAGACAGGTGCTGCGGTCGCTGCGCCCAGAGTGCCGGAGTCGCCCTTGTCGCCTTTCGGGCCCTGCGGGCCTGCCGGGCCAGTGTCACCCTTGTCGCCTTTATCGCCCTTAACGCCTGTGGCGGCAGCTGCAATGCCTGCTTCCATGTGGTTCAGGTGGGCAGCCGTCAGGGTCTGGCCGTCCACAAAATTCTGTTTTTCGTAGCTCATTTGTTCCTCCCTAAGATCATCTTTCCAAGGACCGCCTGCCCCAGCACGGCAAAAACCGTGTCTGTCGGTTGATCCGGCTTTTCCGGCTGCGTGGTGCCCCACAGCGCCGCCAAGCGGTCACAGGCCGCCATGGCTGCGTCATTGCCCGCCGCCAGAAGCCGCAGGATCGCCAGCAGTTCCCGCTCTGCCTGTTCCGCGCGGGTCTTTTCGGTGGTAAGAGCAGTGGCTAACCGCTGCTCTTCATTGGCAGCACGCTCTGCTTCGGATGCAAGGCTGTCGGCATTGGCTTTTTCCGCGGCTTTCGCGCGGGAAATCTCCGATGCAAGGTTATTCCTTACGCCCTGAACTGCACCTCCGGCAGCCTCTGCGCTGGACGCGGCCTCTTTTGCCTTTGTGGTGGCGGTATTTGCGAACTGCTCCACATATTCGCCCATCTGGGCGATATCCTCCCGCACCTCGGGCGCTAAAACGGCAGAGCGGATGCCCTTGATCGCCTCCGGGAATGTTTTATTCATAAGGCTGTCACCTCACTTTCTTGCCGCGTACCCCTTGAGCGTGCGGCTCAGGTCATACGCTGTGGTTGCTTTGCGGGCGCTGAGCGCCTGCAGGTCGGATATGCTGGAAAACTTTTTGCCGAAGGTAAACTCCTTCTTTGCGGGCTTATCCAGCGGCTCTACGAGCTTGTTGCAGTTGATCCAGACGTCCACCCCATGGGGCGGGGAAAGGATGTGGGTCAGCTTGCCAAAGGCGATGCGCTCCACGTCCACGCCTGCGTCCTTCAGGTCTACGGCTTTTACCGTGATGCCGTCCGCAAGGCGCAAGTGCTTGCCAAGCTCCATGTCGGCCTCATCCTGAAGGGACTGCTGCGTGTTGGATGTGCCGTCCAGCACCAGATACCGGGTGATGATGCCGTACAGTTGCTGCGCGGTCGTATCGTTGGCGGTGGCGGTCAGAGTATTGGTGGTCTCCCACAAAAACCAGCCGCTTTTCTTTTTGCCGATGGCTACTACGCGGGTAACAATGTCCTCGGCCTTTACATAGCTGGTAAGGTCAAGCAAGTTCGTGCCGAAGGTAATGCCCTGCACGTTGCGCTCGGTCGCGTCCTGTACATAGTCCAGATAGCGTGCTCTCTTGTACAGACCGGGGAAAAAAGGGTACAGTATAGTCTTATGCCGGACGCACAGATACCCGCCGTATACGTCCACAAGCTCATTCTGGATCACGTCCCACGTCTTACCATAGTTTTTGCCGTCTCCAAAGCTGTGCAGCTCCTCCACAAGCTGCGGGGTGTAGTCTGCGGACTTTTCCCCGTTGACGTACACGCTGACCGTGCCGTCTTTTTCCGTTTTGATGCTGTAGGCCGAGGACAGAGTGTCCTTTTTGGTCACCTTGATGGTGTTATCGAACTTGTAGGTGTCGATGGGGGTCGTGATGCTCGGCGTTGTAACTTGCTGCTCTGCATCGTAGGTCTTGCCGCCCTGAGAGACCGCGTTTGCGCGGAGTGTAAACTCGTTGTCCCCCGTGCGCCAGATGAGATATTTGTCGTTGGTTTTGATCTCGTTCAGCGGCCAGCTCTTTTCCGGTGGGGTCTGCACTTCCTCGTAGTCGGAGAAGATATAAGAAAAACTTTCGATAAGCCGGTTGCCGTTTTTGGAGTACAGCCCCCACTCCTGCAAATAGTCGCCGTCTGGATCCGGGCTTCCGGCCGCATAGTCCAGCTTCATATAGCAGCGTTCTGCCACCGGCACATAGTGCGGCTGCTCCGTTACCGTAACGTTCCCGGCAAAAAAGCTCTTGTATCTGTCAGTCAGGCCGGAGTGGTTCTTGCAGAGAAAGTCCAGAAACTGCCGGATGGTCACGTCCTTGGCGGTGTAGGGCGGCACATCGGTGTCGTTGAGATAGGCAAGCTCGCCCTCACAGTACACCTTCTGCCGCAGCAAAAAATCCTGTTCGTGGTTCATGACCCGGCCTTGCCAGATCTCTTTGCCGTCCTGTTCCACGGACACCACCGTTTTCAGCTTTTGCAGCGCGCTGTGCGCCACATTGCCCAGTGGGATAGTAAATTCCAGATTTCCGGCCTTGCCAAACTCCCGTGTCAGAGTGGGGCTGATCAGCTTTTTGGTCTCCAGAGCAGAGCCGGGCGAATAGATACAGACCCGGTTTTCCCAGATGTCCACGCCGATCTGCGTGCCTGCGTATATCTTGTAACTCATAGGCTTGCTCCCAGATATTTGATGGTGATGCTGCTTTCTGTGGTAGCGGTAAAGGTCAGGGTAACGTTTTCGCCGTCCGGGATATCCAGCCCCTCCAGATACTGCCACTCGGTCGTTTTGGCAAGCGCGCCGGCGGCGGTCTTGTTGACCTGCAACGACACATCTGCCTCGCTTTCGCCGCGCTGGAAGTAGACAGCAGCGGTGTGCGGTGCGCCGTAAATGACCACGTCCACCGGCGTATTGGCTGGAAGCGCAATGCTGCGGTAGTCCCGCAGAATGTCTGTTTCAAAGTTGATATCATCCCACCGGATATCCTGTGTGCCATCGTAGACATTGTACTTGTACGGATTGCAGCTGCCGGTGATGGTGACCGTAGCGGAGAGCCGCCCCGGCACGAACTTGACGTGCCACAGCCCCTCCCAGTACCAGGATGGGTCATCGTCAAACACGCATTGCAGCCACTTGCCCTCAAGGGCATTGTGCAGACGGCTTTGCAGTACCTTCCACAGCTTTTTCGGTGCGGTGCAAAGTAGCTCCATGGTGATGGAGCGCTTTTTGTAGTGCACTTTGCCGTCCAGCGCGGTGGTAAGGTTGAGCAACGTGTCAGAGCCGGGTATCTGCACAAGGGTCTCGTCCGGTTCGGGCTCGCCGATGTTTGGGCTGCCCACCTTCATGTACAGCCCCCACGTTGCAAGGGTGTCATAGTTGCCAAGCTTTGCGCTGTGGATTGCCATTTAAACACCCCTTTCTGCCCGCAGGGTGTACACGCCCATGCTGGTATCCATGTTGGTTGCAAGGCGCGGTGTGAGCATATCAGCCACCTTCTCGCCGTCCATGACAAGCTGCCCGGTGCCAATGTCCGGCAGGTGCTCGTCCAGCATGTCGCGGATCTGCTGCAGGATGCCCAGCTGTGCATCCGTGCCGGTGGTCTTTTCCATGTAGCGGTGCTGCATGGCTGCCCGGGTGGAGAACTCGGTCAGGCTGTCGTACACGTCATGCCCGGCAAAGGGGCTTTCGTAGTGGCTCACGGCCTGCCCGCCGCTGCTCTTGCCCTTGCCAAACTTGGCAAACAGTGCAACGCCCAGCGCCACCACACCCGCCACAATGGCAATGATCGCGGCAACTTCTGGGTTCGAGATGATCAGGCTGCCCACCTTTGCGATCAGCCCACCTGCGCCCTGCGCGATTGTGCCAAGGCTGCCCATGCTCCCGGCAAGGCCTGCGATTTTGGTGCCCGCATTGACAGCAAAGTTGCCCATGCTCGTACCCATGGTGCCCAGCACACCCATGATCTTGCTGCCGACGTCGGAAACGTTGATGTTGAGTCCGTTCAGGATATCCTGTACCCCACCGTCCTTGCCCAGTGCATTGCCCAGACCCTTGGCAATACCGTCCGCGATGCTGCTGCCGATATCCCACGCCTTCTGCGAAATGTCGCTGATCTTATCGCCCAGTACCTTGTTCAGCCGCTGGATGAGGTTCTGCCCGAAGTCATCAATGAACTTCTGGCTTTCCGGTGCAAGGCCGTTGTACAGGGTGGACAGCACCCACTGCCCGATGGACTTCCAGTTCTTGCTTTTCACGGCAGAGACCAGCGTACTGAAGGTGCCCAGCACGCCCTTGTCGGCCTCCTTCTTCCAGCCTTGCAGCAGACCTGAAAAGTTCTTGGAGGAGGCTTCCTCCAGCGTTTTCGCCACCTGCTCGGTGCCGTCGGCGGCGATGGTCTTTACCTCCTTCACCGTGCGCAGCGCACCGTCGATGATGGCGGTGTAGGTCTTGGTGATGGTCTGCTTCTGGCTCTCGGTGCCGTCGGTCAGGGTCTCGGTCACGGTCTGGGTGGTGGCGCGGATGCCATCCACCAGAGCCTCGCTCGTGGAGGTGACGGAGGAGGCAAGCTCCCGCACCGTTTCCATGGTCTGCTGCACGGTCTTTTTGCCGTTTGCGCCGATGGTGGTAACAGTCTTGATGGCCTTCAGCACGCCGTTCACCAGCTGGCGGCTGGTCTCGGTGATGGTCTGCTTCTGCTGCTTCTGCCCGTTGGAGAGCACCTCGTCGGTGGTCTGGGTGGTGCGGGTGATCTTGCCCAGCACCTCCGTGACGGTATCGGCGTAGGAGCTGACCACAGAGGCCGCCGTGGCGGTCTTGGACGCTGCCGCAGCGGCTTTGGAGGCCGAAGCCACGGCAGCGTCCCCGGACTTGGTATAGGCCGGGATTGCGATCTCTGCCATGGTCTGAGCGCTGCTGCCAAGGCTTGTGTTGGAACTTGCCCAGTCTGTGAGAGAGCTGGCACTTGCGTTCTCACTGGCAGTAATGCCCATCGTGCCAAAAGTCACCATGTTTGTCATGCCAGCCTTGCCGCTCAGTCCATCGGTGAAGCTTTTCAGGACATTTTTGCCAAAGGTATGCATCTTCGACAAAAGACCTTTCAGCCATTCCAGAGGATGGGAAAACGCGCTTTTGAACGAGTTCAGAAGCGCGGAACCCATGTTCTTGACACCATCCCCGATGCTTTTGAGGATGTTGCCGCCAATGTTGACCCAGTTTACAGCAGAGATCACAGACAGGATCGCCTGTAAAATTTTCTGCCAGTTGGCCAGCAGGGCAGGCGCGGCCTGAAGGATTCCCTTTACCAGCGCAACGACGAGATTCACGCCGGTGGAGAGAATCTTGGGCATATTGTCGTTGATGATGCCCGCAATATTGATGATGATATCCGGCACATAGGCGATCAGCTGCGGCAGACCGGCGATCAGACCGTTGAGCAGCTGGGTAATGCAGTTGAGCCCCGCATCCACGAACTGCCCCGCGTTGGCGCGCAGTTCCTCGGTAAAGGAGAGCAGCTGCGGCAGGGCGGTGGACAGAAACGCCGGGATGCCCTGCGCAAAGCCCGCAGCCAGACTGCTGACCAGCTCCGTGCCGGTCTGCAGTACCTCCGGTACAAGGCCGTACACCAGCTGCGGGATGCCCGCCAGCACATTGCCGATCATGGGCAGCAGATTGCCCTGCAAAAAGGTGCGGGCAGTATCTGCCAGCGCCTGCATGGGCGCGGTCAGGTCTGCACCGGTGCTCCAGTCGCCCAGCACGTTCTGCGCCGCCGCCTTCATGGCTGCAAAGCTGCCGGTCAGGGTGGTGGCGGCTTCCTTCGCCGTGGTGCCGGTGATGTCCATCTCGGTCTGGATAACGTGGATGGCGCTGTACATATCGGCCAGATTGCCCAGCTCGTAATGCACACCGGAAAGCTTCTCTGCATCGGTCAGCAACCGCTGCATCTCCGCCTGCGTGCCGCCGTAGCCTAGCTTGAGGTTGTCCAGCATGGTATAGTTCTGCTTGGCAAAGCCCTGATAGGCATTCTGGATGGACGCCATGTCAGTGCCCATCTTGTTGGCGTTGTCCGCCATGTCCACCATGGCCATGTTGGCCAGCTGCGCAGCGGCGTTGGTGTCCTTACTCACGCTGGACAGCAGACTGGCGGCAAAGCTGGTGGTCTGCTCCATGTAGTCGTTAGCGGACAGACCCACCGTGCGGTACGCCTGTGCAGCATAGGTCTTGACCGTATCAGCGCTCTCTTTGAACAGGGTCTCCACGCCGCCGATGCTCTGCTGCAATGCGCCGCCAAGGTTCAGGGAATCCGAGATCATCTTGCCGATGCCCGCAGCGGCGATCACCTTTTTCAGGGTGCCCACCAGCTTTGTGCCCAGCAGCGTACCGGCGCTTTCACCGGCAGAGGACGCCTCGCCGCCCATGATATGGCTGATGCTGCCCTGAATGCCCTCGGCAGAGGGCACGATCTGGACATAAGCTTTTGCCAGCTCAATGCCGTTTGCCATCTGGTTCACCTCCTTCTGCGGCGCGCATCGCCGCCTCAAATTCCTCCGGGGTGTCAAAACTCTGTACGTCCGAAGCGCTGTCGGGGTCAGCATCCTGCCCAAGCAGCTGCATCACAAAGGACATAGGTGCCCTGCCCGGGCATCCGCAGATCCGCCATTCCAGACGGTTCAGGCTGTCGGCAATGGATGCCTGCATCAGCTCGTCAGCAGAGGCGCGCTGCCCGGAGACTTTACGCGCGCTGCGGCTGTCCGGCGGCAGACCGGCAGCCAGAGTGGCTGCCAGCCGCACCGGCAGGCTGCGCCAGCTCAGCACGTTGTAATACTGTGCAAAATCGCAGATCAGTGCGTCCTCGTCCGTTGCGATCAGTTCGGCGAGGATGCAGAGTTTTTTCCGGCGTTGATGGACTGGAACAGCTCCATGATGGCGCTCTCAACGGCGGACGCAGGCACGCGGCCGTCCTCGGTGCGCAGATGGTCGTACAGGCGCTTTTTGCCGTCCTTGCCCAGCAGCTTCACGACCAGCCGGGACATGGCCAGCGGGTTGCCCTCATCCAGATCGGACAGTGCGTCCAGCACCTCCATGTTGTCCAGCGTGCTCTCCTCCAGTTCAATGGAAAAACCGGATTCAGTCTTTGCAGTGATCATGATGCTCCTCCTTACTCGGCAGTGCCGCCCATGTACTCGTAGTGGGTGTTGCCGTCCGTATCCGGCACGGCAGAAAGAGTGGTCTCGTAACCGACAGGGGACTTGTCGGCGTAGGTGATATCGCCCACAGAGATCACGCCTGCGCAGGGAAGGACCACGCGCTTCTTGACCTTGTTCTTCATCACCATATCGATGACCCATGCGCAGGGCGGGCGCTCGGTAGAATTGGCCTTGACGGTGATGCCGGTCTCCAGCGTGCCAGTGACGTTGTCGTCGCCATACACCGCCTTGAGCACCTCAGGGTCCAAGGCCTCGATCAGGGTAAACTTCCAGTTGTCCGGCTTTTCGCCCATGGCGTCCAGCACGGTGTCGCCGCCCCACGCAGAGGTGCTCTCGCTGGAAGGGGAGTTGGAGTTTACCGCGCCGCTGTTGGAAATATAGCCCAGACCCTTGAACGCCGGGTCCAGATCGCTCTTTGCGTCCTTGGGCAGGGTAGTGCCTAGAGGTGCGCGCCAGACGGCACCGCCGACCTTGGGCTTTGCTGCGGTCACATTTTTTGCATTCATAGAAAATGCTCCTTTCGTCAGTAATGCACCACATCAAAAACCGCCTGATATCTGGGCAGCTTGCGTGTGGTGTCCGGGAAATTATAGTCGGTGTTCAGCGTGCAGGAGACGATATCCGGCAGGGTGTCCGCGTCCAGCATGGTCTGCACCACGCGGTGGCTCAGCTGTGCAGCGGCATAGTCGCTGCTGCCATAGGACTGCACCGCCAGCGTGGCGGCAAAAATGCCGTCCTCGTAGCCGGAGCCGGTCTTTTCCAGCACACAAAAATTGCCGGAGGGCTTCTCCGGCACGGACATATAACAGGGGAAAGCGTTTTCACGCAGATAGTTCTGGATGATTTCTTCGATCATATCACTTCAGCGCTTTCAGAATAGAGTTGGTGTCGGCGTTCTCCTTGCGGGCGGCAGGGCTTTCGGCGCTCACCTTAGCCACCACGCGAGTGCCGGCTTTATAGTAGCTTGCCTTGTACCCCTCGCCAAGGCGGTTCTGCGCCGCAAAGGCAATGCCGGTCAGGGCGTTCTCCATCTTCGGGCTTTGCAGCAGCTGCCGCACGCCCTTGCGGTTCAGCTTGATGGTCACCTTACTCATAGCGCTCCACCTGCACTTTCTTGTTCCAGCGCAGCGGGATCAGGTGCTCGATACCCTGCACAGTCCCGCCGCAGGTGCGGAAGGTCTGCCCAAAGAAGGATACCCGCACATCGTCCCAGTTGTGGGCATCCCCCTTGGGGATCGCCAGCGTATAGGCGATGCGCCGCCCGGTCAGCTGCAATTCGGTGGTGACCTCCTCGGCAGTGGGCTGCCCCACCAGCACGTTGTGCACGGTGACCGGGCTTTCCTCGTAGATGGGATCGTGGAAGCCGTCCTCGCCGGTCTTGGTCTTTTCGTACAGGATGATGTCGATACCCTTCAGCATAAGTCCTCCAGCGGGCTGTGTGCGCCCAGCCTGCTGCCCACGCCCAGCAGCTTTTTTTCCAGCTTGGAAAGATACAGCTCACCGGTAGAGCCGCCGCTCATGGTCCAGCTCTGGCTGTAGCCCAGCGCCGTGGCAGTGCCCTGCGTTGCGCCCATGGGGAAGGTGACAGCGTCCCCGCTGTCGTCCTCGCCCAGCTGACGGCGCACCATCCGGCAGGATACCAGCCGCTTGCGGTCAGTGTCGGCATCGGCGTTGTAGGCGTCGATGATAAGCGCCGCCTCGCTCAGCAGGGCGGTGCAGCGGCTGCGCTCCTCATCCGACAGGACGCGGAAGCCCGCCTCCACGTCCTGCAGTTCTGCGTAGCTCATGGCGGCACCTCATCAGGTGGCGGTGTTGGTCAGCTTGTTGAACACGGTGGTGTCGCAGCGGAAGCCGACCTCGATTTCAGCACGCACGGCAAACATATTCTGCTCAAACAGGTTGATGGTGGTGCTGCCGTCGGTCAGAGTAGCCTGATCGGAGATTGCGATCTGAACGCCCTCCACAGTGCCGTACACAGCCTGCGTCCAGTCACCGGCAAAGCCGACAACGTGCTTCTTGGCAGCCGTGGTGTCGGCAACGTATGCGCCCTTGCTCTGCATAGCGCTTGCACCCAGAATCATGGGCACAGCGCCCTCGGCCACATTGTTGATAAACAGCGGGCGCTTGTTGCCGTCCACCGCGGTCAGAAGGGTAGACTGCGCCTTGGGAGAAAGGACCCAGCCGTTCAGAATGCCGTCATGGGCGGCAATGTCTGCCTGTGCAGCAACGAGGCCGCCGTATGCATCGGTGCCGATCTCCTGCGCAGCGCAGCCCTTCAGGGTGTCGAAGTTGGAACCCGGCACAGTTGCCCCGCCGAATACGGTCTGATCGAACTTCTTGCCCAGTGCCAGAGGCAGGCGCTGGATCAGCGCATCGTACAGATTGGGCAGATCACGCTTGAACTGATTGGAAAACGGAACGATGACGGCCAGCGTGTACGGGGTCATCTGCTTGGTGGCCAGCGTGCCGCGCTTGACGGGCTTCTTTTCGGTCTCGCCGACCCAGCCAGCCTCCGGGTCACCGGTGATGACGGGAATGGTCACGCCCAGACCGGGGAGCTCGATTTTGCGTGCCAGCCGCATAACAGCCGAGCCCTCCTGAGTCTTCTGCCAGATCTCGCTGGAAACAGCGCCGGGCAGGGAAATGCTGGTCGTGCGGTTCATATCAATGGTTGCCATGTGAAAAATCTCCTTTCTTAGTGAAGCATCTGCTCCGCCCAATTTGCAAACTGCTCACGGGTGGAACCGGTAGGATTGTGACGAGGGTCTCCGCCATCTTTAACATTGGGATACCCGGCAGACTGTGTGTCGCCGAACGCCCACGGGTTTGCCTTGACTGCATCCTCCAGCGCCTTGTTGATGTCGGTGGTGCGGTCTTTAGAGCCCTTCAGGGCATCCAGATCCAGCAAAGCGCGCACTGCATCCACGCTGCGGCCCTTCTTGCCGAGGATGGCGGTGTTCAGGGCGTTGTCAAAGGCAAAGCCATCGGCCTGCGCCTGCATATCTGCCTTCAGCTTGGTAACCTGCGCCTGCAGCCCGGCAACGTCCACGCCGTCAAAGGCCTTCAGGCCGTCCTGTGCGGTCTTGAGCTGTGCCTGTGCACTATTCAGCTGGGTCTGCAGGGCTGCGGCTGCGTTTTTCTCCCGGGTGATGTCGCTGCCGTTCTCCTGCATGAGCCAGTTCAGTTGCTCCTCGGTAATGCCGGGGATCTTGTTCTTTACGTCTTCGCGTTTCATGGTGGAAACTCCTTTCTGTTTGTAAAACCTCGGTTTGGTGACGCAGTTCTCCGTCTGCGTCCGGTTGTGGGCAGGGTACGCACTGCCCGCTGCGATGGTGCCCGTTCCGTCCTCATGCGGGCAAAATGGGCATAATAAAAGCACGGTGCAAACTGCATCGTGCTTGATACGGGCTAAAACAGAGTGTTCTGGTTAGTGCCTTTACGGTTTTACTTCCACGCTGGGCAGGATGTCCGTGTGGAAATAGAGCTTATAGTGGTACGGGTCGGTATGGGTACCGGTAATGTCCTCCACCACATACATAGTGTAGCCGTTCAGGTAGATGTAATTCTTGCGGTAGGTGTCCGGGCCGATTTTCACCGTGCAGACCAGCTCGTTGTTCGAGTTGTTGGAGATGGACATGTAGCCCTCGGCTTCCATGATGATCTTATCGGTGCGGGCGTTGTAGACGGTGATCTTGCGCTCGCTCTCAAAGTAATCGGCCTGCTTGGAGATGTTGGCATTGGCCTTGTCGGCCTCCGAACAGCCGCACAGCAGGATAGATGCGGCCAACGCGATGGCGAGAAGAATCTTTTTCATGATGCTTTCCTTTCTGTTTTTGGGCATGAAAAAACCACGGTGCGTGTGCATCGTGGTTTAACGGTTATTCAACTCCCGGCGGGAGCTTTCCGAGTTCTTTCAGAACATCATAATAACCTCGCGCAGCCAGCTGACGTGGCGGAACGTCATCCCCATCATAGATATCTTGGGCGCATAGTTCGTCGTATTTATGGTCGATAGGATAGTCTATCAGATACTGCTGCATCTTCTTTATACGTTCCGGAGTAAAGAACTTTTCATTCGTAGAACTTGACACCGTATCCCTCCAATTCTGACAGACAGTTGCGAACAAGAAAATTCAACGATTCGGCGGCTTCCTGATAGGAAATCTCTTTCCGATCATATTGATCTGCAATGCCGTTGACGGATTCTCCGAGATCAGAAACCAGTGTTTTTACGGCTTTTGCGTCAAACGAAGCTGATTTTTCAACCGCATAAACGTGCCCATCATGGCCAACAGCTGTAAGCATTTTCAGGTTTACGTTATTTGCAAAGTTACTCAAATCCCGTTGTGAAAAAATGTTACTGTCAGGGTGTGTATGGATAACAATATACGGCACATTTTGTTTTGGCACCGACACTGTTGAGCGCTCTGCTGCTCCTGTTAACTCTTTTGTGAGCGGTTTCATATTCAAATCGTATGCCCTGCCAACTTCCACTCCAAGCGGCTGCTTGGATGCGGTCATAAGCAGACGTTTGTGCGCATTTTTCAGCTGCTGTTGTCCAGCAGCATCCAGCGTGTCACAGCTGAACGCCTTGACATTGCTGATTGACTGCATTGTAACAGGTTTTGGCTCCATGTTCAAGCTCGAATAAACAGAGAAGTTTTTCCTTGCCGCATACGCCGCCCGCTTCTGGGCGTTGATGGCATCCTTCCGTGCGGCGTAGTCGATGCGGCGCATGGCGTTCACATCGCTGCCGGCTGCACGGTACTGCCTGAGGTATTTCTCCGGGTCGTAGCCTGCAACGCTTGTGCCGGAATGGAACCGCACCGCAAACTCACAGTCGCAGTTGGAATGGATGTGCTCCGCGTGCCCATTCTTCAGCAGCTTTTGGCTGGCGGTCTGCCAGCCCCGGGAGGCCAGCGTGATGCAGAAGGGGCAGGTGTCCCCATGGGGCACCCACGCCCACTGTGCGCCGTCCCGCACCGCGTTGTGCAGGGTGGTGTCTGCGCCCGCCCGCTTGACAAGGCGGCTCACGCCGCTGGGCAGATTCTCGGGGTTCTGGTCCTTGGTGGCGTGCACCATGCGGGCAACCTCGCCATAGCTGGCAGTTGCGGCAGGCTCTGCTGCGGGCAGCAGCATCCCCTCTGCCTCAGCCAGTGCATCGTACATCTGGCAGGCAAGCTCTGCGCTTCCCTCGCCGTACCGGGTGATGACCGCATAGGCGTAAGAGATCAGCTGCTCGGTGTTTTCGGTGCCGTGCAGCTGGATGTACTCCCGCATCTTCTGCCCGGCAGCCTCGTTCAGCCGGGAGAGTCGGGCAATGTAATTATTCCACGTCCGTGTCGTTATCTGCATCGTCCATCTCCATCAGCAGCGCCTGCCCGCGCGCCCGCTGCTCCTGCGCCCGGATGCGCCGGATGTCCGTCTGATCAAAGCCGATCATCTCCAGAAAGGTGTCGGTGCTGGCGAACTCCTGCCGGGCAGTTGCGATCTTGATGGCTGCATCCGCAGTCACGGCCACGCTGGGCATGGCGGGGTTTTTGAAATGCGCCATCACATCGCGCTCCTCCTCGGTCAGCTCAGTCAGAGATACGTTCCGGGCAATGGCCTGCGCCATACAGGCGATGGTGTGCAGGGCATCTCCGTTGCCGGTGTTCAGCTGCTGCGCCATCAGCACCAGCGTCTGGCTCTGGGCAAGAATGGCATCACTGCTGGTGGGGTTTGCATCGTTCACCACGCCCACATCGGTCACGGTCAGGCCGGTGGCTGCCGCAAACTGGGTGGCGGTCATCCGCATCTTTTCCACATGGGGCTGCAAGCTGCCCTGCGCAAGCTGCCCAAAGACCGGATTTTCGCCGGTCTCCGGGTTGGAGGTGGCAGCGATGAGCGCGCCGATATATTGCTTGAATTTATCGGAGGTGATGGCATCGTACTGCTCATCGGTCACGCCGAGGATGTACTTCTGGGGCGTGGTGTCAAACTCCAGCGCGATGGTGGCGTTAGCCACGGTGCGCACATAGTCGTCGATGAGGGAACGGATGGCACGCTTCAGGCGGCTGCGGCCAAAGGGCTTGTTGCTGGTGGCGTTCCAGATCAGCGGCTCCATCAGCGGACGACCCATCCGGTGGGGCTTCCGCTCCGCCGCCCAGCTGCTGCCGTTGGAGCGCAGCACGATGATGGCGGTGTCGGTGTAAAAGTTGACCAGCGCAGGCCGCCAGCTGTCTTTTTGGTGCTCGTCCTGTACCGTGTCGATGATGGTAAGCCCGCAGTCGATACGCCCCTTCTCGCCGTTCCAGAGCGCGGAGGCTGTGGCAGGGGAGTGAAAGCGGATGCGACAGCCGATGTCCGCATCTGCGGACAGTGTGGCGAACACGCAGCCGTACTTCAGCTGATCCCGGCAGGCTTTGGCGTAGGCTGCAACCAGACGGTTGTCGGTCACCAGCTTTTGCAGCCCGTCCAGTGCGCCGCCGTTGCTCACAAAGCCATCGAAGATACTGCGGGATGCCAGCGCGTCCACTGCCTTCTGTCCCCAGTTGCAGCCGACCTCCAGACCGCGCAGACCTTTCGGCAGCGCAAGACCAAGGTTCACGTCCTGCAAGGTGACGTGCCCCTCGTAATACTTGTCTTTGGTGGCGTTGCGGCTCTGGTGGTAATTGTAGGCTTCGGTCAGCTCAGTCAGCTGCCGCTGCTCCTCATTGCTCAAGCCCGGCACAGTGCCAAAAGAAAGGGTAGTGGTCATGGTGCTCCTTTCACCCGATGCGCATTTTGCGGGTCGGGTCGCGTTTACAGGTCTTTACGCCCCACAGCGCCAGCGCACAGGCTTCTACCGGCAGACTGTTGTCTCCGCCAAAGCCGTACCCGCCGCCGATGGGGCGCTTGATGGCGGTGCGGGCGCTCTCGTCCAGCACGGTCTGAGGCTGATACCATGTCAGGCTGTGCTCGCTGATGCTGTTGGTAAAGCCGCCCACGGCGGCGATCACGTCCTTGGTACCGGGGCGGATCACGGCGTTCTTTGCTCGCCACACCTCTTTGATGCGGTCTGCCAGCACGTCCACGCCGTTGCGTCCGTCAATGACCACACAGCTGGCTTTGTCGTACCGCTGGTTCAGCCAGTCCGCCAGCCATGCAAGCCCCTGCCCGGTGGGGCGCAGGTCAATCAGGGAAACGCGGGCAGCGCCGTCCTTTGGCAGCACCGCGCCGCACAGACAGACCGCGCTGCCGTCCGGTGCAAACTTGATGCCGTAGGCGGTCTTGCCCTCGGGCTTTTGCTCCTCGCTGGCACAGGCCGCCCACGCCGCCGGGTCAATGGCAAGATCCAGCTGCTGGGTGGCCTCCGGGCTCCACCAGCCCAGACGTTCCCGGGCAAAGGTGTCCGGGTCCAGCTGCTCGGTCTCGCCCTCAATGGTGGAAAGCTGGATGCGCCGCCCCAGCGCGGGGTTGGTGGCTGCCCAGCGCGCCGGGTCCTTCACGTCCCCGATCTTGTCCACCGAGAACTCGAACCAAGCAGCCTTTTTGGCATCGCCGTCCAGCGCGCGGCGGCGCAGCGCCCGGAACACGGTGCCCACGGCATCCGGCCCCGGTGGCGTGCCCACATAGATGGTCTGCGGATTCAGGCTGGCAGAGATGGCAGGCAGAAAAGAACCCTGCGCGGTCTCGTCCAGCTCCTGCGCCTCGTCAAAGATCAAAAGGTCGCCGTGCTGGCCGCGTCCGCCGTTGCGGGTGCGTGCCAGAAACTTGATGCGGGCACCGCTTTTCAGGATGATCTGCTCCCGTCCGAGGGCGGTGCGGATCTCCTCCACATACCGCCGCATCCGCGCACCCTCAAAGAAGGCGCGCATCTCCTCAAAGGTCTCGGTGGCAGTCTTTTGCAGGTGGGCGGTGTAGATGACCGTTTCATTGAACAGCAGCATCCCGGCCTCGGCACGTCCCTGCACAAGTAGACTCTTGCCGTTCTGCCGGGGCACACTGCCACCCGCTGTGGGCGCTGCCCACTTGCCGGAAGGGGTGCGCCCCATCCAGTCCTCCAGCACGTCACTCTGCCACGGATCCGGGATGGTACCGCCCGCCCGCAGAATGCGCACGGCATCGCCGCCGTCAGTGCTCCGGTACGCCGGAGCGATGCGTGCGGACGGCTCCTGGCTTCCCATCCTGCTGCCGCTGCGCGAGGATCGCGCCGACTTCGTCGTCATCGCTGGGTGCTCCCTCCATTTCCTCGATCTCCCGGATGGTGTCCCGGTACTGCTTGGCCAGCTGGGGCAAAAGCCGGGCATCCTCGCAGCTGTCGATATTCTTGGCCAGCACCAGCGCAAGCCGCTTGAGCTGCCCCAGACGGTTGCCGCCGGCGGTGATGCTTTTCATGGTCGCCATGTCTGGATGCCCCTTTCAAAAAACTTCCTGTGTGTAAATCGGCGCTGGACAGCGCGGAGTCGCCGAGGGCATAGGGAGGGGGACCCTCCCCACCCTACCACTCGCCGTCACTGACCTGCGGAATGCGGCATGGTTTTGCCCCTTTTTTGCCGGTTTTCGGGCTGCTTTGCCCGGTTTTGTTGCCTTTTTGCGCATTGCAGAAATAGTGCGCCGCTTGCAGGTTCGTCCAGTCCTCAGCCGCTGCCCGCGCCGACGGATACCCGAACTGCCGCCATTTGGATACAGGCCGGATCTCGTCCACCACAAAGGAGAGCGGATGCTGCGCATCTGAAGGCTCATCGTAATGAATAGGACCGAAACGCCCATGACAGATGCCGCATTCGCAGCCCATTGCCCGCAGCCGCTCCCGATGCTTGCGCCGCAGGTTGCCGTTGGCATAGCGCGGGTTCGTCATGGTGCAGGCCTCCTTTGGCAGCGTTGTGGTTATAGCGTGCGGACCCCTCGCAGTCCGCTGTACCGCAGACAGCCCCGGGATATTTGCAGGGGGCGGCACTTGCGGGAGGAGCAGGGTATAAAAAGACCCCGGGGTGTTTTGCAAGCCCCGGGGGTATAAAATAAGCCGTCAGCTGGATTCGAACCGGCACCATTCCACGCCAGTCCGCTGCGGTGATTGGTCGCAGTTGCCTGTCATGGATGTATCATCAATGTTGACCCGCCTGCAACAGCGGCGCTCTGCGTTGAGCTACAACGGCATAGGATGGAGTGCGCAGCTGCCAGCAACAGCAGCTTGCTGGGTAGGATGGTGACAAAGGAACCCGCTTGGCGATACGCTGCCACGCACTCCGGGATGATGCTGTGACTGCCATGTATACCCAGTGACCCCGCCGGGGTGGTGTCCTCAACAGTGCCACGGATACCAAAACATAAATTGCCCGGCTGGTACATTCAGGCTGTTGGTCGGTAAGGTGTTCCCCTGTCGCAGCCGGGCAATACAAAAGCCGCAGGGTGTTGGATGTTGTCCAGCTCCTTGCGGCTTTCGCAGTCTAATAATATCACAGGTCAAACAGTGCAAAACAGTGCGTCTTTCATCAAAAACAGTGCAAAACAGTGCGCTTTGCTTCAAAAACAGTGCGTTTACTGACACTCCGGGATGTCGAGAGCCTTCACAGCACGCTTGTGCCGCCGGTATACGCGGCTCACGTCCATGCCCATCTTGACGGCGATCTGCTCCCACTTCTTGCCGCCGATGTATCGCAGGTACAGGATCTCGTAATCTTGTATGTCCACGGTCTGGTTCATGACGCTCAGGATCTCCTTGCAGATCCTCTGGCACTCCATCACCTGCGCGTTGGCTGCCTGCATAGCGTCCGCAATGCGTTCCACAGATCTGGGCAGCGCCTGACCGTCACCAGCGCCGCCGGGAACAGGGGAGAGCACCTGTGTGATATGCTCCGCGTCTGTGCGGTACCGCTCGACCTCTTCCAGCTTGATCTTTTCCAGTTTTGCGGCCTTGCGGTACCGCCGCAACCATTCCTTTTTTTCTTCATAGGTCATTGGATTGCATCCTCCCTTTATCAGCGGTGAAAATGTTCCTCTTTCAGATCCGGTTTTTTGGGCAACGGCATCCAGACCGGAAGGCAATCCGGGAAAGCTGCCACCATGTTCCACGGCCAATTTGTTGTGTTCATGTCGCCGGGGTTTATGTTGATGCTCAGGACGCAGCCGTCCTCGTTTGCGTCCTCTGCGGTTGGCTTCCTCTCTGCCGTTCTGATCCATTCCGGCCAGCGCGGCGGGAATGCTGCCGGTGTCTGCAGCAGTGTTTCAAACAGCCGATTGTAAACATAGCTGCCGCTATGTTCTCCCAGACTTTCAGCGTCTTTTATTCTCCGGTATGCGAGTTCTAAAGCGTCAGCGTCAATGTACTTCTTTCCATTCATTGCCTGATTCTCCTTTTTCCTCTTTAAGGTTGTCCATCAGGTGAAACATATCCAGCTGCGAGGTGTACGCGCTAAAGCGTTCCTCTTGCCGGTCGAAATACTCTTTGCAGAGCTCAAACCCTACAAAGGACAGCCCGGCATTGTAGGCTGCAATCCTGCTGCTACCGCTGCCGAGGTGTGTGTCAAGCACTTTCTGTCCCTGTTTGGCGTACCGCTGGAAAATCCAGTCGTACAGGGCAACGGGCTTTTGTGTCGGGTGGATTCTCTTCTCATTCAGAGCCTTATTTCCCTGCATGATGTACCCCTCCGAAATGCTCTTTCCCTGTAGCATACCGTTCCACATGAACCGGAACAGACGCACGCTGTCAAACAGATCTGTTGCAGCAAGTTCACAATCTGAGAAACTTGTGCTCTGATTGCATTTATCCCACACGATCCTACCGGGTGCAAACTCATAGTCGAAGTAATTGCAGCCCCAGACGATATAGTGCGCAGCCACCCGGCGCAGTTCGTCAAAATAAGCCTTGCCCGGAACTTCCCACGATTCTGTTACAGGGTAGTAACAACGGCGCACGCCGATCTTGCTTTGCTTACAGCCATAATATCCGCGGCGCTCTGGGCCGGAAAAGTATGGAGGATCTACAACGGCGAGGTCAAAATACCCGTCCGGGATTTTTGCCATGCCCTCCATACAGTCCATGTTGTAGCAAACACTTATGTTTCCGTCCATGGCACGTTCACCCCATAGGAATATATCTGTTTTCGCATTGGACGTTGTTGCAAAAGCGCTCGGTGCCAATGACTTTCAAAGGTTTCCCGCAGAGCGGGCAAAACTTGGGCGTGCCGGGTTTCCGGTATGGGCTTTCTTCCCCGCCGTACATGACCCGTGTTAATGTGCACATAAGAGAACCGGGTTCAGCTGCCAGAGGGCACCGAAAACGTACCCCGCAAGAACTGCAATCCATTTTTGTTTACCTCCTGTTTACCACCCCGCCGGGATATCCTCATGATCCGCCGGGGCAAAATCCTCGCTGTAATTTTCGGACGGATCAGGCGCAGGCTGCCACTCATGATATTGCGGCTGCCACCACATGGGCACTCTGCCGGTTGCGCCCTCGCGGTTTTTCGGGATGCGCAGACTGACGTCAAAGTAATCATTCGGGCCCTGCAGCTGACGCTCTCCGTCCACTTGGCTCTCGATGAAAACAACGGCGTCCGCGTCCTGCTCGATGGTGCCGGATCCGCGAAGGTCTCCCAGTGATGCCTTTTTGGTGCCGCCGTTGCGATCCGTTACGCGGTTCAGCTGCACAAGCTCCACAATGGTGGTGCCGGTCTCCATGGCAAGCTCTTTCAGGCTGCGGGTAACGTCAGCAAGACGCTCCTGCTCCTTGCGCCCCTGCTGGGTGTCGGAGATCAGACCGATGTGATCCACAAAGACCACACGCGGGCGGTATTTCATGACCCGGGCGCGGATATCGTCCACGGTCATCCGGGTTCCATCATCGTAGATCATGCCGGTGTGTCCCTTGATGAGGGCAAAAGCGTTGTTCAGGCTCTCCCGCTCCTCCTCGGTCAGCTTGCGGTCACGCAGCCGGGTGGAGTTTATGCGGGTCAGTTTGGACATGGTGCGCAGCATCAGCTTGCGCCTGTCCTCCTCCATGGTCAGGTAATACACTTGGCAGCTGTTACTCAGGCGCAGAGCCAGAGCGAGAGCCAGATCTGTCTTGCCGTGACCGGGACGGCCAGCAATGACGGTGACCATCTTCTCGCCGAACAGACCCAGCTCATCCAGTTCACGCCATGCCATCCTGACGCTGGTGTCCGGCTGCTGCAGCCATTGGAGCGTTTCGTCCCAGACCTCGGCAAAATCCTTGACGTTCGCGTCCACCGATTCCCGCCGCAGGTGATCCTGTTCTTTCAGCGCCTCGCTCAGATCCCGGCAGATGGTGTCAGAGTCCGCAGGGTTCATGGCGATCTTGGCAGCAAGCTCCAGCAGCAGGCGCTTGCGGTAGTCCTCCATCACCAGCGCCTCATAGTCCTGCACATGGCTGATGGTGGGCACGGTCTCTGCTGCCAGCACGATCAGAGGCCGGAAGTCAGCGCCCAGCATCCGCTCCAGTATCACGGCATCCACGTTATGGCCGGTATCCAGCTGCAGCTTGATGGCTGCGAACAACTGCCGGTATGGCCCTTCCTCGAACATGGCCGGGGTCAGACGCTGCACGGTATCCTTGCACGCCGCCGGGTCTAAGATTGCAGCGCCGATCACAGCAAGCTGATGCTGCTGCGCAGTGGAGACCTTGTTGCTTGTCACGCTCCTACACCCCCCAGCAGGTCTGCGAGGGTCGTGTCTTTGGTGATTTTGCGGGGCTTATCCGGTGCAGGCTGCGCGATATGTACCGCCGCCGGGGTCTTGTCCACAAAATCCTTGACCGCAAACACGCCCGTCCATCCGTTTTCAACGCTCTGGTTCAGCATCGCGATGGCGTACCCGGCACGATCCTTCACGCCCGCCTCATCCACAAGCCGCTTGATGGACTTGCAGATCTTCTTTGCAACGAGAGGACTCCACAGCTTTTTCTTGTCCTTCTTGGCAAGCGCCTGCCGGTGCTGGTCAAAGTCCATCAGAGCGTCATACAGCCCGCCGGGTGCTCCACGGGAAAACTCGTCAAATACCTCGGCAACGGTTAGGCTGCTCGGCTCCTCCCGCGCCCCCGCGCGGGGTGTATTATAATTTTTTTCTCTCTTTCTTATCTGGGGTTCATTTTGAACTGGGGTGGAGTTCATTTTGACCGGGGTGTAATGGTCATTTTGAACCGGGTCCATTTTGACCGGGGTGTCATTTTGACCGGGGTTTGATGCACAAGTTTCCGGGCAAAGTGCTGTGTACCGATTGACAGTAACATTGCCAACGGTTTCCTGCCATTTGCGCAGCAGGCCTTTTTCTTCCAGTGCTTTCAGGGAACGCTTTGCGGTGCTTTCGCTGACCTTGCAGGTGTCCACGATATACCGGATAGAGCCGAAATAGCACCCCTGATCGTCCCGCGAAAAGCTATAAATTAAGGCATAGATCGCAGCGTCTGTGAGGGAGAGATCGTAGTCCTCCATCATCCATGTGTAAAGCGGGATAAATCCACCCTTTTTCGTTTCCATCGTCTATCCTCCCTCGAAGCCATTAAAACGGCAGGTCGTCACTGTCATCGATCACAGAAAAGTCATCCACGCCGCCGTAGTTGGCAGGCGGGTCTGCTTTCGGCCATGCCTCAGAGCGCGGGGCAGCCTCGCCGCCCTCATCCACCGGCTTGCTGGTGCCCTTGGAGCCCGCAAAGTTGATATTGTCGGCCACCACTGCAACAGATGTGCGGTTTGCGCCGGTCTTATCCTGATAATTGTTGGTCTGGAGACGGCCATTGATGGCAACCAGACTGCCCTTCTGGAAGTAGCGGCACACAAACTCAGCCTGCTGCCGCCACGCAATAACATCAATGAAATCGGCCTGACGCTGCTCGCCGGGCTTTGCAAAGTTTCGGTCACAGGCGATGCGGAACTTGCAGACATTCACCCCCGCCGGGGTGGTGCGGAGTTCAGGATCCGCCACAAGGCGGCCCATAATTGCGATAACATTAAGCATTGATATAGTCCTTTCCAACGGCGGCCATCCATGCAGCGTGTGCACCGGGGCCGTTCTTCTCCTCATATTTCGCCTGCGCAACGGCTTTCAGGGTCTGGGCGCAGGTGGCGTTATAGTGCGGGCTCATGCCCGGCTCATTGTGGTGCTGGTGGCACAGCCAGACCTTGAGGCCGTGTCTCTCCGAAAAGCTGCGCAGCGGCCCATTGAGGACGTGGTGCTCCTCCAGCCCGCGCGTGGTCTTTACCGCATACCAGCGGCGGCAGATGTAACACTCCTTTTCTGCCTGAATGATGCTTTTAGACAAGCGGCACCCCATCCTTTTGCGTGCTCTCATAAGCCTCGCGGTAAGAGTGCACATTATCGACCTGATACTTCTGGCCGTTGAAAAGTTTAATGGTGAACCCATCAATGAAGCCATACCGCCGGGCGACGTTGATGCACTGCGCCAAGCCCCGTGCGGTGTTCCGGTCGGTTCCGTGAGCCATCATCAGCTTTTCAAAACGTTTACGTTTCATGGTTCGCTCCATTCCTGCCAGTAGGCAGTCACTAAGGGATCACTCACGCCCATCTCAGCAAGGCGGTCAAAGATCCCGTCTATCATGTTCTTCATTTCTTGGGTGGTAAAGGTGGAGCTGCCCTGCGTGCACTTGACCGTGCAGCGGTTGTTATCCAGTATCTCCACCAGATGGACAAGGCGGTAACAGCCGCGCAGGATATCCAGAGCGCCCGCCGGGACTTCCAGATAATCCACCTTGGCACCGTACTTCTCCAGCATCTCCAGATAGCAGTCCTCCGGGGTGACGCCTCCGGTGCGCCCGCCATTGTAATGGTCTGCCATGATGGTGAGCAGCGCCCACATAAGACTGTTCTGTGCCGTGCTGCGGGCTTTGTTCACCGGCTCCACCGTCAGGGTGATGTGCAGGGGCTGACCGTGAGCCAGTTCATCCAGACGCTGGTAGATCTGTTTCTCCACAAATTTCCCTGCGTTTTCCACTTCCAGCTTGCCGGTCTGCGGATAATACACCACCGGCAGGCGGCCGATCACTCTGCTTGCCATACCACTTTACGCTCTCCCTGCAGCAGCTGCACACCGATGATGTGCCCATCCTCAGACCGCAGCAGCTTGTCCACGGTCAGAGCGTGGTGCAGACGGTAGCCCACCACCGTGGGCGGGTCGTTGGGGCGCTTGCCCGGCTTTTGCACCGGGTCGATATCCACCTGATCTGCGGAGAGGACAATGGGAGGCAGTCGCAGCACATCGCTGCCTGCGCCCCATTTTGCAACGGACGCAATAAAGCTGCCTGTGGTTTCCCAGTCTTTCGGATCTCTGAGCCGGAACTTTCCGGCAGGTGCTTTCTCATCCTTGCGGGGATAGGTGCCAGTGATGGGATTTAATACGCCAGAGCCGCAGAAGGTCACGCCGTTCATGTAGTAATAGCGATATTCCCATCCTTGCGAACCAAAAGTTTCGTCCATGATTCTGGTCATTGCATCGGGGTCAGGCATCAGCCGGACGCTTACCGCATCCTTTGCGCACTCGCAGGTCATCACCTTGACCTCCTGCGGGGCTGTCTGGCGGGGTTTGGGGGCAAACAGGGGAAACTGTACCGCCTGCGCCGCCGGGCGCTCCTGTGCGCTCTGGACGGGCTTTCTGCGGGTGGTGCTTTTTGCATTACTTTTTGCGGTTGTAGACATTCTGCAAACGCTCTCCTTTCTCGTTGTAGGATCTCGGATCAGCCAGCGGGTGCAGCCAGCCATACTGCAGGGCACCCTGCGCGGCTGCACGCTGCTGGGGCTTGACGCTCCACAGCTCATTCATTTCTTCTGCGGTGACATTGACGGCGGTGCGGGTGTATCCGGTACAGGGCACCATGCAGACCACCGCGCCGTCTGCCGATGTGGCATATACCACAGGCGGCATCAGCTTGCGGATCTCGCACAGCAGGCTTGCCTGCTTGGTCGGGTTGGTGGCTTTCGGCCACAGCCAATCCTCGTCTAGTAACCATGTAAGCTTGCCGTCAACAAGGACGTTCTGCGCCTTTTTCCATACGCCTTTACGGATCGTGCGCCGTACTGCGGTGGGCGTTTTCCCGTGGATCTCTGCCCACTCTTCAACGGTGACCATTCTTCCCATGGGATCATCTCCTTTCTGTGCTTTGGTACACTGGCAGCGGCTTTTGTTTTACTTCCTGCCGCCATCGGAAGGCTGTCTATGTTCCAGCAGTCACCGACACTACTTTTCAACTGTTTATTACCGGGTGCGAGTCTTACGGATACAAAGTCACCCACCTTTTGACGCAATAGGTTGTTGCGGATTTTTTTCTGTTGTGCTGCTTCTGCACGCACCGGCCTATCAAGGCCCGCCGGAGTCCCGTGTGGCCCCAATACCACACATCTTGTCACAATGAGAGAGGCTCAACATGCGGCCCGATCAGATACGACTGATCCAGTCGGTTTTTGCATCTCAAAGGGGGTGGCAGTGGCTCTTGTTTTACCTCCTGCCACCAGTGGAGGGCGCTGGTTATGCCGGGCTGATGCTCAAAATTTTGTCATCGCCCTGAATATACCGGTAGTGCATTGAGCAATACCACAAAAGCATCTCGCAGACGCAGTGGAAAGCTGTGCCGATGTGACGGCCTGCTATCGACTGCGAGAGGTCGGCCAGAAGCAGCTCGGCGGCAATGGCATCCTCTACTTGGAGGACAAGACTGCCCGTTGTCGGATCCTCGTCCACGTCAAGGCTATTCAGGTGGTATGTGTAAGTAATACGGATATCTTTCATTTGGTTCACCTCTCAGCGGTTGCTGTTGCAGTACATCAGGGCAACATAGAGCAGATCCAGACCGAGGATCACATAGAGCAGCGTTTTCATGGGTCCACTTCCTCAATGGAAATAGCCTTGATCGGGCACGGGTACACAAACCACCGGCCTGCCAGCCTCTCAAGCCATCTGATGGCATAACATAACCGGTTTGCCTCCAGTCCGCTCTCGCTGTTGGTCGGCAGTGGTACGTCTTTCAGCTGATCGGCTGCTGCATCTTCCAGAATGAGGCTCAGGCTATGCTCTGCCGGTTCAATATCGGCGACACAGGCAAAAGAATCATAAACAACAGTTACTTTTTTCATGGGTACGCCTCCAGACGCGTGATCTGATAGATCGAGTTATACAGGTAGTGTCTGCCGCCGCGCAGATACTCCAGATTGTTCAGCAGCATCTCCAGATGGTACAGGGCAGGCGGCGGGTTGCTGCCCTTGAGGTGGTAGTGCAGCCAATGGATCAGCTCACCCAGCTGCGGGTCATTCAGCCGCAGCACCGTGGAGGCCTGAAACTTGTGCCCGTGGCCATCCACGGCGTAGTACAGGATACCGGCATATTGCAGCCACTCCTGATCTGTGCTATACTCTGGGGTGAGAAGTGTTTCTATATTCTCTTTGAGCTTGTCCGTGTGGCCGCACGGGCAGGCTCTTTCTTTTTGCCCGGTCATAAGCCGTAGACCTCGCGCATAAAAGAGGCTTCTTTGTCGTGGAAGGTCACGCCTTTTGTGTTGCTGCTTGCGATTCTGACAAAATCGTCTTTGACAGTGGCTGCCACTCTTTCGCTGGTGGTCTCGATCAGTGCTTTTTTTAACTCCGGGGGCAGGTTTTTCTGCTGGATGCGATCTGCTATCGAGGATGCAAGCGCCAGCGACAAGGTTGCCCAGATCCGGCTTTCAGAGATAGGCTTTTCATTCTCGGAGCAAATGGCAAGCTGTCCGTTTTCGTCTTTGATGATAATTTTCATAAAATACCTTCCTTTTCCAGCCACTCCCGCCGTACCTTCTGCACATGGTAGAAGTACCGTGGGAGTGGCCCTTTTCTTGTTTTTGAGTGAGTAACTGCGGAGTAAAGGCTGTTTTTGTTGACATATCCCATCTGCCGGACGATTATGTCAGCAGTACCGCAGGCCACGATCTCGTCCGTTTTGGCGTTGTAGACCGTGTACCACGACATCAGGTCGTTGTCTCTCATGCGCCCTGCCGTGGTTCTTCACCGTCCAGCACCCAGCGCAGGCGGCGGATCACATCGGCGGTTTTCACCTCGGTGCTCCCGTTTTCAGCTTTGCCGGTGTACCACCCAACGGTTTGCAGCAGCCGATCCCGCAAAGCGCGCAGCTCTTTCAGGTCGTCCATGTTACCCCGCCTTTCTCTCGTTGGAGGTCTTGACGGTGGTCTGCTGCTGCTTCTGGGCGCTGTGCTCATAGTGCTTGCTGTCGGCAAGCATCACGGCAATGCTCAGGATCAGACCGCCGCCCAGCGCAAACAGGATCCACGGCGCAGCCTTGACTGCCGCAGCCGCTTCCCAGCCGCCCTGCATGACCAGCAGGTACACAATGCCCATGTTCAGCCAGATCAGCACCCGGGCTGCACCCACGCCAGCCAGAAATGCCACGCCGAAAATTTTAAGATACCGTTTCATTGTCCTTGTCCTCCTCGGTTTCCACGCGATCCAGCAGATCGGCGGCGTTGGTTACGATTGAAATGAGATAGCCCGCCGGGTCATCCAATCTGGCAGCTAGCGCGGCCAGCAGGGCAACGCACAGTTTCGATGCCTCAAGCCCCACGCAGTTGGTTTCAATCTGCGGGTTTCCATCCTCACCATACGATACACGAATATAGCTCTCGTTCAGTTTTTTCATGGCGATCTCCTTTCACTTTACGGCGTCCATCTGCCGCAGCAGGGCAGGGACGTTGATTCTGATGCAGCGGCCGGACATGATGTGGGGGATGTTGCCCTCCTTCAGCTGCTTGCGCAGGTAGCACTCCGACAGGCCCGTGACGCGGGCGGCATCCTTGACGTTCATGAACGGGGTCTCCGGGACGACTTTTGCTTTGCGTGCCATAATGTTACCTCCTTAGTCCGGGTTGAATGTCTGATATCGGTTGTCCTCGCGGCGCAGCTCCCGGATCTTCTCCGGGGTGAGGCCGGTGTCCTCGTACTGGCCGAGGCGCTGCACCAGCTCGTCCTTTTTGGCGGTGCTCCAATAGCTGCTCTTGATACCGCTGCACCGCGGGGCTGTCAGTCTTTCCATGCGTCATCCTCCATGTCAATGCCAAACTCCTCACAGATGGTCTTTGCTACCGGCTTGGTAAAGCCGATCAGCTCGCCGCCCAGATCTGCGCAAAGGAAAGCATCACCAACGATCTTGTCACGGTCCTGATGGAGATACAGCCAAGTGGCTTTGTCGTTGCGCTTGGCATCGAACAGCTTGGCGTCCTCGCCAACGATCAGCCGGATACCGTCCACCGGCTCCCGCGCCCACTCCGGTTCGAGGCAGCTGTCCAGTACCCCGATATGGCCGTCAACCAGCGTCTCCATCTCGCCCCGCGTCAGACTGCCGTCAAGATGGCAGGGGATCAGCCGTCCCTGCGCGCCAACAGGCATATAGATCATGTAGCGGTTCATGCTTTACGTCCTTCTCCTTTCGATCCACGCGCCGATGCGCTCATAGAGGGCGATCATGCGCTTGCAGTGGGCAATGCGTGCCCGGCAATACGCAACCTTGACCTTGCAGGCAAGGATCTCAATGTCATCACGCACAAGGCGCGCAGCTGCTGCAATACGCTGCACTGATATCCACCTCCTCCTGACTGGCAATAATCTCAATGGTCTTTTCCAGATCCTCCAGATCGGCGCACAGCCTGCCGCACACATCATCATAATTGACCTGCTCGCCCTTGATGGCGGCGGTGCCGGTTGTGCTGTTGATCTCCTGTGCATGCTGGATGATGCCAACAGCCGCCATCAGGAGATTCTTACTTGATGTTTTCACGGTACGCTCCTTTTTCGTCTAGCATACTAGACAATCATGCTAAAAAAATATCGCTCACTTTTTTGTCCAAAGCGCCTGCAATCTTGGTCAGGGTCTCCGTGGTGGTCACCGTAATAGAGCCGTTTTCCAGTCCAATGATGGTTGCACGAGACACATTTGCACGCTTTGCAAGCTCTCCCTGCGTAAAACCTTTTTCCTTGCGTGCTTCTTTGATTTTAAAGGGCATCCGTTTTCACCTCCTCTGTACACCCAACAGTCTAGCAGACTAGACAAAGAATGTCAAGCGAATTTGACAAAAGACTTGATTTTTTGTCTAGCAAAATGTATGATGTACTTGACACCATTAAAGGAAAGGAAGGTGGTTCAACGTGATTCTGGGCGATCTGATAAAAGAGTACCGCCGAGAACATGGCTACAGTATGGATCAGTTTGCCAAAATGTCCGGGCTGAGCAAGGCATATATATCCATTCTGGAACGAAACGTAAACCCGGTAAACAACAAGCCCGTCATACCATCGCTTGAGACGATCAAAGCGGTGGCGCAGGCAATCAGCATGGATTTCAATGATGTGATAGCCGTGCTGGACGGGAATCAGCCTGTTTCGCTCAAAGATGAGCCGGAGATCCCGCCGGGATTTCAGCCAATGCCTGCCATGACAGAGGTGCCGCTGGTTGGCCGGATCGCCTGCGGTACGCCCATCACAGCAGAGGAGAACATCGAGCGCATGGTCTGTGTGCCTGCCAAGTGGCGGGCAACGTTTACCCTGACCTGTGAGGGCAGCAGCATGGAGCCGAAGATCCATGACGGTGATTTGGTGGCCATCCGCAGCCAGCCAACGGTTGAAAACGGCGAGGTTGCCGCCGTGCGGATCAATGGCGAGGCCACCCTGAAGCGGGTATATCTGCATGAGAACTTTATCGAACTGCGGGCAGAAAACCCGGATTATACCAGTATCATCCTCACCAAAGAGGAGATGAACACCGTAACTATCGAGGGCAAGGCCGTGGGGCTTTGCAGGGATATCTAAAACATGGAGGTGAGATTATGAAAGGAGTAGCCAAAATCGGCGTAGTGGCAGGCGTGATGGTTCTTTGTCTGACGGCTTGCGGTGAAAGCAGAGTTTCAGTGTCATCGGAAATTACGTCCGCTATTTCACAACCCGCAGAAGTGTCAACGGAGTATTTCAAGTCTGATAAGGGATTGAATCATTTCTTTCAGAAGTATAATGAAATCGCTGAATATCCTTTTGAAGAGGAACAAATACAGCAGGGAAACGTAAGAACAAAGGCCTTAATCTCAACTGGCGATTTTTATATTGAGATGGTCAATAGTCAGAACGGCCTCGAAATTCTTATAGATGATGGCCCGGAAGAATCAGCGGCACTTTACCCTGTATTCCGAGATTTTTTGAAAGTCATGGATGACTCGCTTTCTGATGAACAAATTGAACAGGCATGGAGCGATATTAAAGAAATTGGAACAAAATATATGTATGATGGAAACTATGCTTTAAACAGTCTGAAAATGAATTACAGCAATGTGGAATTTCAAGGTTCTCGTCAAGTGAAAGTCCATATCTACGGCCTGCAATATTCGGCATAACCGGAAGAGGAGTGCAATATTATGGGGTTGCGATTTAGAAAAAGCATAAAACTGGGAGGTCTCCGTATCAATTTTAGCAAATCTGGCATCGGGTACAGTTACGGCGTTAAAGGGCTTAGATACACGAAAACAGCTAATGGAAAGGATCGCATCACAGCCTCTATCCCAGGCACCGGTATATCCTTTGTGGAGGAGAGTGCCAGAAAAAAGCGAAAAGGTTCATCAACGCAGCCAGCTGTACCGGAGCCAAAGAAAAATTATCGTATTCCGCTGGCGATAAAAATGCTTGCCGTTTTGTGCGGCATCGGATTTGTTGCCTATTATATGGCGCAGGGGTGGGAAATGGTCACGGCGTTGTGTTCCGGTGCACTCATGGGCGGTCTGAGCTATCTTGCTCTTTCCTTTCTGTATGGAGTAGTGGCAAGTGCAGTTGGCTCCCTGCTACATAAAGACATCTTATCCACACAGGATGAGGACGTCGAAAGTAAATAAAAAGACAATTACAGTATAAAAGCTCCCCCATAGCGATAAAGAAAAGCATGGCGCTTGTGAATCGGCAGCTGGAGGAAATAAACACCGTAACGATTGAAGGCAAGGCCGTGGGGCTTTGCAGGGATATATAAACAGGAGGACATTATTATGGGCTTTATGGACACATTACAAAAAGAATCTTCTTACTCGGAAGCATCGGGCAACGCATATCAGTATGTCGTTCTTCAGGTGACGCTGAAAGAAAAGTTTATCGGCACCGGCTCCGGCAACCTGACAGAGCTGGAAAGGGTTATCAATGAGCAGGCTGCAAAAGGCTACCGGCTCCATACCATCACCACGGCCAACGGCGGCAGTAAAGGCCTGATGGGCGGCGACCGCATTCAGGCTACGATGGTCTTTGAAAAAGTGAACTGAGACAAGGGCAAAAGAAAACGCCCGCCGGGCGTGCCGGTGGGCGCGAGAAGGGAAGGTGTGCTGCATGGCAAGCATCAAGAAGAAGCTGGACAAAAACGGCAATGTGGTCTATCAGGTGCAGGCCAGCAACGGACGCGGGCGGCGGGTGTGGCGCACCTTCCGGCCTGAGCCGACATGGAGCAGCCGGACTGTGCAGCGGGAGTTGCAGCGCTTTGCCGCAGAGCTGGAAAGCCAACTGGAGGACAGGGAAGTGCTGACCCGCGAGGAGACCATCCAGCAGGCTGCTGCGCAGGCCGTAGAAGCCGCCAAGGTCAAGACCCTGCGCCAGTATGCCGGGGCGGTCTATCTGCCGGAAAAGGCGGCTACCGTGTCCGAAAAGACCCGTGCCAGCTACACGCAGCTGCTGGAGCAGCACGTTTTCCCGGTGCTGGGCGATGTGCCGATGCAGGATATCACAGCGGCCATGCTCAAAGCGCTTCTGGCCGGGCTGCCGGAGCGCTTTGCCTTTGCCAGCAGGGTGAAGGTGTACGCGGTGCTGCACGGGATGTTCAAGGCGGCAGTGATGGACGACACGCTGGACGTGAACCCCATGGACAAGGTGCCGCGCCCGAAGCAGTCCAAGGATGCCGCGCTCTCTGCGGAGCACAAGGCCTTTACCGCAGAGGAAATGCGGTACATCCTGCGCTGCCTGAGGGAAGAGCCGCTCAAGTGGCAGGCGTTCGTTCTGCTGCTGATCGACACCGGCTGCCGCCGCGGCGAGGCCTGCGGCCTGCAATGGCGGGCAGTGGATCTGGATGCCGGCACGATCACCATCGAGCGGAACTTGCAGTACACGGCCGCGCGCGGCGTGTACGAGACCATGCCCAAGAACGGCAAGGTGCGTATGGTGGATATCTCGCCGGACGTGGCAGAGCTGCTGCGTGCGCTGCGCCGCACCCAGCCGGTCACGGTGCGGTGGGTGTTCACGCAGGACGACAGCGCGGAGCCCATGCACCCAGACACGCCCACACGCTACTTCCAGCGGTTCGGCAAGCGGTACGGCATCGAGCACTTCCACCCGCACAAGCTGCGCCATACCTCGGCCAGCATTGCCATCACAAACGGTGCAGATGTGGTCAGCGTGGCTGCCCGCCTCGGGCATTCCGACAGCAGCACCACGCTGCGGATGTACGCCCACGCCAACGAGGAAAGCATTCGCCGGGTCGGCCAGACCGTGCGGGATGCCCTGCGGGAACCGGCGCAGAAGAAAGCATAAAAATACAGAACCCGCCGTGCTTAAAATGACCGCAACAAAAACCGCAACATCCATGTAAAAATGTAACAAATGACGTAAAGCACTGAAATGAGATGAAATTAAAAAATAGGCGAATCGACAACGAAAAGCAAGAAATAGAATGAAACGAAAATTTGCGAAAAAATGGACTTTTTTAGCTCGTAATGAGCAGGTCGCCTGTTCGAATCAGGTCAGTAGCTCCAAAGTAAAACCCCCGAAAGTTGACTTGTGAAGCCGATTTTCGGGGGTTTTTGTTTGTACGGCAGGGGATGGGAAAGTGGGCGATTGTGCCTTAATTACCCCTGTTTATCTGGAAATTGCTTTATTTAGTGGCGCAAAAGACGGCGCAATAATAGCACAGTGCATTTCTACATCGTGCTAAAAATGGGCAAACAAAAACCACGGTGCGCGTGCATCGTGGTTCAATGGATGAACGGAATCAGATACGACCCTGCTTTTTTAATTTGGCAATTTCATCGGGGGTCAGTTTGCGAAATTTGACAGGCTCTTTCGCCCATACTTCCTGACGTTCCTGCCAGGCACGGTCGCCTTCTGTCATATGCTTGTCATCTTTCATGGCAAAATCACCTCTAACACAACTTTTTCTTATGATAATAATACTCTATACAGGGTATCCTTGTCAAACAGTAGCGCCTGCCCGCTGCGATGGTGCCTGTTCCATCCTTATGCGGGCAAAATGGGTAAACAAAAACCACGGTGCGTGTGCATCGTGGTTTAGTTGATGATTTCGGCAGTCTTTCCGGTAAAATCATATTCTCCGGCAATCGCCATTCGCGGACCAATGTCATGAGCCTTAATACGAGGATAAACAACACCATCGATTTTTACGGCCTTTCCGGGTACGATAAAAAGCTGGTCGGAAGGAAAAACATCGAATTTCAGTGTGGTAAATCCGCAGAAAGCATCGCTTTCAATGACTTTCATTTCTTTCCCTCCAATTCTTTCAATAGATTTTTGTAATACTCAAGTTGTTGCTTTGTCAGAACGGTTTCTTCTACTGGTATTTTATACTTTTCAGAGACATTTATCAAGTGTTCTTTTGCATCGATCTCATTTAATGCTGTACGAATATCAATAGGCTTATCATCGTTTCCGTCATGATTATGTCTCTCCGTTTTTATTATAAAAAAGATACTCCCACACTGCTCCCGAAGGCAGTGCGGTGTACCCTTGCGGATGCACAGGAAGTATCTTATGCAATGAGTATAGCGCCGGACGCTGTAAAATACAATGGAAAATTCGGAATGATCTTATTTTGTATGCGGTGGCATGACCGCCTTGATGTGGGGTTGCTTCTGCGGTATACTGGGGCAGAAGGAAGGCGATGAAAATGGATTTTTCTGAAATTGCAGCGATCGTGGCTATTATTGGAGCCGTTGTATCTCCGGTAGCAACGACATATCTGAACAACAAACACGCAGAAAAAATGAGACAACTGGAATACGAACATCAGGACAAGATAGAAAAACAGCAGCACGATCGTGAGATCTATGAAGGGTACATTCGTGCGGCGGGGGCTTGTGTTCAGGCCGCCAACACAGACGCTCTTCAAGAATTTGGAAAACATTCTGCGCTGGCAATGTACTATGTCGCAGAAGATGTTCGGCAAGATATGATGAGACTGGAAAAGATCAATCGGTACTCAGATGAACGGACACAGCGTGTTGAACTTTTGAATCAGATCATCGGTAAACTGCGGGAGTTGCGGATAGCAGATCTCGGATCAAGAGAATGACAGTGTATATCCACGCCCTCCGCGAGGAGGGCGACCTTGGATTTTGCAAGCAGGTCGGACAGGTAGCTGATATTTCTATCCACGCCCTCCGCGAGGAGGGCGACACCAAGGAGTTCTTCCTCTTCCCACACAACGTAGGTATTTCTATCCACGCCCTCCGCGAGGAGGGCGACTGCAGCATCTACAGCCCTAAAGGCAAGGCTCTGATTTCTATCCACGCCCTCCGCGAGGAGGGCGACTCCCGGCAAACGATGCCACATCGATCAGTGCCCATTTCTATCCACGCCCTCCGCGAGGAGGGCGACCTGCAAGACCGGTTGATAAAACTACCTTGCAGGATATATTTCTATCCACGCCCTCCGCGAGGAGGGCGACGACTTCACAACTCAGACCGAGATAAAGTATCTCATATTTCTATCCACGCCCTCCGCGAGGAGGGCGACTCAGTGACGCCAATCAACGAATCGTCCTTTACTATTTCTATCCACGCCCTCCGCGAGGAGGGCGACTCGCCGAGTGCTGCCAGCCGTGGGTCGTAGTATGTATTTCTATCCACGCCCTCCGCGAGG